GCTTCGTCTTGTGTCCATCTTAGTATCGGTGCTCGACTTCTTAGAAACCAGTAAAGTGGGGGTTTGGGGGCGACCAGCCTCCCATAAAAAAGAATCGACTTTAGTCGATTATAAAAATAAAATTACCTTGTAGGGAATGATGTGTAGTTGAGTGGCTAGGTTTCTTCTTGGTTTCTTTGCTCTTGTCGGCGGCTTTTGGCTTTCTGCTTCTGCTGTTGGCTGTTGGTGTTGGATTTTTGCTTACACTTCGTCGGAGGCTTGGGTTACCCTCGGTGCTCGACTTCTTATAAGGGATTTGATGTGTTTTGTACCGGTTTGTAGTTCTAGCTACTTATTGGTTTCTTTGCTCTTGTCGGCGGTAATTGGAACAACACTTCCAAGGCTGGCTTGTGGTATTGGAATTTCAATAACGCTTCTTCTAATATGTGGACTACCATCGGTGCTCGACTACTTAATTTGTTCTTTAGGAACTTGGTGTGTATGAGTGCTTTTTATAATGCTTATGCTCTTGTCGGATGTGGTTGGAATAATGGCTCAGCCGGTAGCTTGTGGTGTTGGAATTTCACGGAGCTTTCTAGTGCGTATGGTGTTGTCGGTGCTCGACTTATTATATGGGAATTGATGTGTAAGAGTGCTGTTTTACTCTGAGCCTGTTTTGTCGGCGGTCTTTATTGGGACGCCTTGAATTGTGGCTTGTGGTTTTGGAATGACGATCAAGCTTCGTCTTGTGTCAATCTTAGTATCGGTGCTCGACTTCTTAAATGTAGGGAAATGGTGTGCAAGAGTGCTTTTAACTTCTATTATCTCTTGTCGGCGGTCGTTGGCTTGATGGTTTTAGATGTGGTTTGTGGTCTTGGGACTTTAGTGTTATGTCCTCGACTTACATAGCCTATTTCGGTGCTCGACTACTTATTTATAGGGAAATGATGTGTATGAGTGCTGTCATACTTCCAATCATCTTGTCGGCGGTGCTTATACTACCGATACTGAGCGTACTGGCTTGTGGTGTTGGACTATGAACAATACTTCGTCTAATGTTTATATCAGTAACGGTGCTCGACTTATTATATTAAGATACTCATTATGGGATTTGATGTGTTTTGTGCTGGTGTTTTTCTCTTTGCATATACTTTTGCTCTTGTCGGCGGTAGATATGATAATGGTTTACCGGCTGGCTTGTGGTATTGGAATTGCTGGGAGAACTCGAGTAGTGCTAACGCTAACATCGGTGCTCGACTTATTATATTTAAAATACACATTAAGGGATTTGGTGTGTTGGCTCGGTCTTAATTAAGCCTCTCTTGTCGGCGGTGCTTTTGATGGTACACTTTCTTATGTCGGCTTGTGGTATTGGTGGTTTGCTGAAACTTCCTCTTATTATGGCATTACGACCGGTGCTCGACCACTTATATAAAATAACTTACACATCATTTTCCTCAGCCCTTGCTGAAAATTAGTCGTTCTGGGTTGCTTTAGTAGGTTTATCTCCTAAAAGATGGAATTTCTCGAAAAAGTGGCAGGCAAATATAAGAATTTGGTGACAAATGAATGAAAAGAAAAGGATTTATTTATGAAAAAATAGTTGAGTTAGACAATATTGAATTAGCAATTTGTAAAGCTAGTATGGGTAAAACTAAGAGAAAAAATGTTGAAAAAATATTAGATTCTCCTACTTATTATGCTATGCAGATTCAAAAAAAGCTAAAAGAAAAAAGTTATACTCCTAGTCCGTATATTGAAATGATAATACACGATGGAGCTAATAAAAAAGAAAGAATAATTTATAAGCCTCGATTTTATCCGGATCAAGTAGTGCACTGGGCTTTAATGCTACAAATACAACCAATTATTTACAAAGGTATGTATGAATTATGCTGTGCTTCTATTAAAGGTCGTGGAATCCAAAGAGGAATGAATTATTTAAAAAGAATATTAGTAAATGATAGGAAATATACTAAATATTGTTTAAAGCTTGATGTTAAAAAGTTTTATCCTAGTATTGATAAGGATATATTAAAATCTAAATTTAGAAAAATAATAAAGGACAAAGATACGCTAGATTTAATAGATGTTATTATTGATAGCGGTAAAGAGGGTTTACCTATTGGTAATTATACCTCTCAATGGTTTGCTAATTTTTATTTACAGGATTTAGATCATTATATTAAAGAAGTATTGAAAGTAAAATATTATATTCGTTATATGGACGATATGGTTCTTTTTTCAAATAATAAAAAGGAATTAAGAAAAGTTAAATATGCTATTGAAGAATTTTTGGGAAATGAAAAGTTGACTATAAAAGAAAATTGGCAATTATTTAAGACTGAAAGTCGTCCTATTGATTTTTTAGGATATAGGTTTTATAGAGGATATACTACTTTAAGAAGAAGTAATTTTTTGCGTATAAAAAGAAGAGCAAAAAAGATTTCTAAAAAAGATGAATTGAATTTCAAAGACGCTTCCGCTATGTTAAGTTATAGTGGTTGGTTAAAACATTGTGATTCATATAATTATCAACAAAAATATATTAAACCATTTATTGATTACAAGAAATGTAAGGAGGTTGTAAGAAATGAAAGCAAGAAGTACAATAGCTCCGGAAAGTTTCAAAATAGGTGATAGAAAAGGCAACTTAATTGAAGTTGCTTTTTTTGATGATGTAAAAGAGATTCAAGAAGAAGATGAAACACTTTATGAATACTCAGTTTATAAAATCACTACTATTTATAGAAATGATTTAGAGCAAGCAATAAATGATAACTTAAATGATTGGCTAGTTTTAGCTAAAACTAGAGATTATGAAGCTATGGCTAATAAAGTAAGGGAAGTAAGAGATAAGTTATTAGCTGAAAGTGATCAACACTTATTACTAGATAGAATAGGATTAGATATTCCTAGTGAAATAACAGCAAGTAATTTATTATCAACAATTAAAACTTTCTTTACTAATTTTAATGAGATTCTTAATGGTGAATGGGCTGAGTATAGACAAAAGCTAAGAGATATTACTAAACAAGAGGGATTTCCTTATAATGTGGAATTTCCTGATATTCCTGTAGAAAGCAAAAGTAATAAAGAGGATTAAATATGGATAGTATATCAGTTGGCTTAGTGTTCACTATTATTGGAGGTATTATTGGTTATGCTACTTTTTATATGAATAGTAAAAGGAATACTAAACAAGAAACCAAAGAGGAGGTAGCAACAACAACTAAAATTGATACTAAATTAGATATAATTAGTAAAAATGTTGATGAAATAAGGCTTGATAATAAAGATATATCAAAATCTTTACAATCGTTAGCTGAAAGAGTGTCGGCGGTAGAATCTTCTACTAAATCAGCTCATCATAGACTTGATAATATTGAAGATTCTATGAGAAAGTGATAGGAGGTAGAATATGGATAATTTTCTTTCGTGGGACACCTTAACCACTTATGCAAGTTTTGTCACTATAGTATTTATGGTGGTAGAATTTACTAAAGGGTTAAAGTATATAAAAAAGATTCCAACGAAGTATTGGAGTTTTTTTATTGCATTTATATTATTGACTATAACAAATATTGTTATGGGAACATTTAGGGCTGTAGATATAGTTATATATTTACTAACAGCTATATCAATTAGCTTAGGCTCTAATGGATTAAGTAATTTTAATAATGGTAAAGGAGAGGGCAAATAAATGAAATGCATCCCTTAAAGTAGACATTAATAAAAAAGAGGGACTACAAAAATATGATAAAATACATTTCCGAAAGGAGGTGTATTTTTATTATGGCAACAAAAGGACAAAAGTTTAAAACATTTACAAATGAAGAAAGAACTGAAATTGTAAGCAAATACATGTCAGGCAAATATTCATATGCAATTTTAGCAAAAGAATATAACATAAGTTGGAAAACTGTAGAAAGCATGGTTAGAAAATTCAAAAAAACTGGATTAACAATTAAAGACAAAAAAGGTAGAAATAATCAATCACATTTAACTAAAGAAGATTGGAAAGAAAGATATGAAATATTAAAAAAATACCGGGCCTTCCTCAAGGCACAACGAGAGAAAAAGTAACATTTATAAATTTATATAGAAATAATTATAAACTTACTAACATGTGTGCCGTACTTAATATAAGTCCTAAAACTTATTATAAGTATAGAAATAAGGAAGATCCTGATTATTCTGATTATTTGATAATTAAAGAGATATTTGATGATTCTAAAGGTACATATGGATATCGTAGGATTGTTGAAGGTCTACTCCTAAAATATGGTGTAGTTATGAATGGAAAGAAGGTTTTAAGAATAATGAAAAAATATTATTTAATGGCTGAATATATAAGAAAAGTTAAAATTAAACATAAGAATGAAAGAATCGAAGATAATGTTAAACCTAATTTATTAAATAGAAATTTCTCTACCGATGCATTAAATAAAGCATGGGATACAGATGTAACGTATTTAATATTTAAAGGTTCTAGAGCTTATTTATCTACAATAATTGATTTATATGATAGACATGTAGTTTCATATGTAATATCAAAAAGAAATGATTTAAAGCTAGTTATGGATACTTTAAATAAAGCTATATCAAAAGAAAAAAATGTATATGGTTTAATCATTCACAGTGATCAAGGATTCCAATATACATCTTATGAGTACAAAGCTATATGTGAATCGAATGGAATACAAATTTCCATGTCACGAAAAGGAACGCCAATTGATGATTCTCCAATAGAAAGTTGGCATTCACTCCTTAAGAAAGAAACTCTGTACAACAATAATATTACATCTTTACAAGAATATATTCAACTTGTAGAAGAATGGATATTATTTTACAATACAACTAGACTAAAGTCAAAAGTTAAGAAAAAGAGAAAAAATTATACAAAAAGAGAAAAATAATTTTCTCTTTTTAATAACCCTCTTTTTTATTAATGTCTACTATTTGGGGTTCACATCATCTAGTTCCGTTCTTTTTTGTTGATAACATCAACGAATAAAAAGAATAAAAAGGACGAGCTGAGGTGGAGTTGAACCACCAATATATATCTCATAAATATATATCCGCCTTTGTCAGCTCATATATTGAGTAAAACAGGACTTGAACCTGTATCCATTGTAGATTCTTATGCGTACGCTCCAACACTTTACCAATTAAGCTATTTACTCATATTTAATAAAAATAAAAATAATTATGATTAGTGATTCATTCATCTATCATAATTATTTCATTTTACTATATTATATCATTATATTTTCATTAGTCCATACACGCCATTTTCACGCTTTTTTCATTTTTTTACAATTCTTCTATGAATGTATCAGGGAAAACATAAACTTTTAAGTCATTCATCAATCTTTTTTTATGTTTACTAACTGTACCAACAGCCCATTCACATTCCTCAGCTATTTCCTCTATTGTTTTTTCTTCAAAATAATACATTGGAATAATATCATAATACTTATCGTTTTCTATCTTTTTTAAAGCACTTTTAACAAGTCTTATTTGTGATTTAGCTTTAACTGATATTTGTTTTAATTCACTTATTCTTGTTTCAAGTGTTTCATCTCCATAAACATAAGTGTTATTTCTTTCGTTAAGTATAAGTGAATTAGATTTAGCTGTTGGTATTGCTATACCTTTTGCTTCTTCTTCTAATTTCTTTACTTCTTCATCTATTAATTTAACAGCCTCAGGTAATACATTTAAACTATATAATATTTTTTCGGTACTTTTATAAGATGATTTAGGATTCTTTAATAACTTTTTATTCTTTAATTCTTCCAACACTTTTTTTACTATTTCATTTTTAGTTTCTTCTTCCACTATATCCACCTCTTTTTCTTCTTAAAGTTTTTTGATTATTTAATGTATCTAATTCATTTCTCAGATCCTTTAATTCTTTTTTTGTTTCTCTTATAAGTTCATTCTTTAAATACATCAAATATTTAATTTCTTTTTCTCTATCATTTTTCATCATTAACCTCATTTAATATATTTAATAACTCTTTTCCAAAAGTTATTTTGTAATCCCCACAAGAATTAGTTTCTAAATAATTGAATATTTTATTAAAAACTTGTTTATACTTTTCGTTTTGTTGCTTTAAATCAAAATAAGCTTTTTTATAATCCATTAAATCTTTTATTTTTCTCTCATTTAACAAATCTAAATCACTTAACAACTTTTCCCATTTATATTTTTCATTATCATATTTATCAGCAATAAAGTTTTTTCCAACTTCTCTATAACCTTTTGCTCTTTCTTCACAAATTTCAATTCGGTTTTCTATTTCTTCTCTATTCAATTTTATACCTCCTAATCTAATTCAATTAATGTAAGTCTTTTAAATGATCCTTTACATCTTTTTTTATATGTTGGCGTTTTATAAAAACTTATTGTTTTAGCCTTAACTTTCATTTGTATTGCTATTTCTTTTATTGTTCCTATTGCTAAACATTTTTCACCTTTATATAATGCGTATTCTTTCATATATTTGCTCATCACTTATTTTTCTCCTAAATATGGTTCAAAAAACTTTTCATTAATTATCATTATTTCATTAGCTATACTTTCAGGAACTACTACCACTTTACTACCATATAATGTAGGTGGCATTTTCTTAGCTTTTAATTTTCTATATTCTTGATTCTTTCTTTGAATTTTTCTTGATAATCTATCTATTACTTTCTTTTGGTGTTCTATTTTTAATATCATTTCTTGTTGAGTCATAAATATTCCCTTTATTTCTTCAACAGCTTTTTCTTTTGTAGAAATATCTATATTTATTACTCCACCTTTAGCTAGTTTAGGCATTTTCATTTCTAAATACCTCTAATTGTTCTTCTAAAGTTTTTTTAACATCATATTTTTTATTAGTAGCCAAATTAAATAATTCTTTAAATTCTCCCAAAGTCATATCAGTACCATAAGCATATCTTAGTATTTTACATATCAACTCAATTTTTTTCTTATAATCTTCATATTCAACAAAAATCAAATGCTCTCCAGCTGCTAGTTCAACAGCATATTTTTTTAAACTATTAGTTTTTAATAAATTTTCAAAAATCTCTCTATTTGTTTGATTAGTTGCAAAATCTATACTTAAATCATAACCATTCATTAACTTATCACCTCATAACCTAATTTTCTTATTTCGTCACATATTGGTTTAAATGTAATATCTTGTTGATTCCACATACCAGAATAAATACATTTTCTTACTTTTTCTTGTTCTTCTTTACTAGAGATAGTTTTAGCCAATCTTCTATAAATTGCTCTTTCTTTATTTTTAACGATTCTATAATCAACATAATCATTATCTTCTTCTTCAAATATTTCCATCTCTAAATGTTGAATTTTTATTATATCTTTCAAATCAATTTTCATCATATTTAACTCCAATTCCAAAATAAACATTCCATTTGAAAAAGCTTATAAATATTGTATATTCAGGTACGGGCTCACCATCGTAATTATGTAATGTTTCCTTAGTAAAACCTAGTCCAAGTTGTAAATCACCTTTAGGAAGCTTATTACATTCAAAAATAATTTTTTTATGAGTACGATTCCAAAATTCTTTTTCACTCATTTCTCTTTATCCCTCCCTAACATTCAAAATATTTTGACAACCACAATGAGGACAATCGAAACACTCAAATTTTTTAGTTCCTGTAGCTATACCATTGATTCCTTTATTTTCTTGAACAATATATTTATTTTCTTTTATTAAATCAAATTGATTACCACATACTTTACAAATATATATTTTTGCTAATAATTCTATATCAACTTCATTATTTTTTTTATTAAATGCACATTTAAACATTAAATTTCCTCACTTTCTAATCAAATAAACTTTGTTGTTTTTGAATATTTACTAACATTTCCTCTTTAGCTCTTTTTACAAATTCTTTTTTTATTTCAAAACCAAAACAACTTCGATTTAATTCAATACAAGCTCTTAATGTTGACCCACTACCAGCACACGGATCAATAACAACATCTCCCTCGTCAGTAAATACCTTAATTAATTGTTTTAATAAATTAACTGGCTTTTGTGTAGGGTGTATTTTAGGTATATCTTTACCATCTCTTTTCCATTCAAACCAATTAAATATCATACGATTTTCTCCAAACTCATCTTTATTATTAAACTTTGGTAATTTATCTCTATATAGCACTATTGCATATTCAGTAGCTCCTACAATTTTCATATTTGCTTTTAATACTTGTGAAGAATAATTTTTTATAAAAATCAAAGGATAACTCTTCATAAGTCCGTGCTTTTTCCCCTGTTCTATAACCATTGGTATTTGCTCAAAAGCACAAAATACTATCATAGCTGGAGCATTACTACTGCGACCACGTTCTCCACTCTTTTTAGGTTCTTTGTTTAAGTATCTAGTACAAAAATCAAAGAAGTTATTTATTTTAAAATCATTATCAGTATCAAAAAAACTTTTTCCCGCTAATTTTGATTCACCATTAGAATTATCTCCATCAATGTACCATTGAGGATTACTTGCATAAGCATTATTCCCTAAATTATATGGAATATCAGCAATAATAAGTTGAGCGTGTGGAATTTGATATCTTTTAGCATTTTCAAAATGATCGTGATATAACTCCACTTTAGTTTTAATCTTTCTTATGCTACTATCTTCGGTCATTATTATCACCTTTCAAAATTAAATCTATTTGTGTGTTTTTAATATTATTTAATTGAATAATAACATCGTTTATAACGCCTTTCCATTCTTGAATAGCACACTCTTTAGCTCCATCACCTCGAGGTATTAAATTATTAAAAGCGTTTATATAATCTATCATTTCATTAACCGATTCATAAAACTTTCTTACTGGTCTTTTCATTCCTAAATGTTTTCTACTCAAAATCATCACCTACTTTGTTTTTCATATAATCACACCAATCTTTAAATCCCATAACAAAAGGTGTTAAATTATAACCATCAGCCCAACCACATAATCCTATAAAACCATCTTCATTGAAAGTTATTGCTTCCCTATCATCAAAATAAGTTCCTTTTACTCTAATTTCAGCAAATACTAATTTGTTATTTTTAAATACAATATTTTTATTTGCACCTTTCAATTTAGGTTCATTTATCATAATCATACAGCTATCAGTTTCAACTATTCTTTTATTCAAAAATTGTATTAATTTATATAAATCATTCATAGTAATATCTTCATAAGTAATTCCACTTTTTTTATAATAATCTCTTGCTAATTCTCTATGATTCATTTTTTGCCTCCATTATATGTCTTAAATAAACATCTCTAACTCTTAATTCTTTTTCTAATTCATTAATTTTATAATTAAAATAATCGTCATAATAATCTCTTGAAGTATCATCTAATTTTTCTATATTTCTTTTTAACAAATTTATAGTATTTTTTATATGTGAAGTTTCCATTTCTCTAATACTGATTCTTTTTCCGTTTTTAGTAGTCCAATATCCTCTATCATAATCAGGCTCTAAATTGCTGAAATCTAAATCCAACATCATATCACTATCCATATTTATTCCTCCATATTCTCAATTCGTTGTATGAGCTTAACTAATTTAATACAAAACTTGTATAAATCAGCCTTGCTCATAGTTATCATTTGTTTTTGTTTATTTTTCTTGTCATTAAAAACATCTTCTAACATTTGTCTTGTTAATAAATCTATTGTTTCATCTAACATTGTCTTGACCTTATATACACACTAATATCTTTATAAGTTGTATTTTCTAGTACAAATAATGCTCTTTCTAAATACTCTTTATCAAACCAACCAAAGTGTGTTTCTCTTAAATGTAATCCTAACTTATTTGCTAAATATCCGTAGCAATCAGTCCTTTTAAAATTGGTATTTTTCCATAATGGATCAAACTTCCTGTGACAAGCCATTTTTAATTCTCTCAACTCTTTATTAGCTAATCTTCCAAGTGGCTTTTTGTTCTTAATATCGTGCACACCCACATAAGCTTTACAATCATCACATAAATAACAGCCACCATTACCATAAACTCTTCCGTAAACTTCTTTGTTAGAAGTATATCTAACTTTATCACTTCCGCAATTATCACATTTTACAGGAATATTTCTAAAGTCAAATATACATTCATTCCAAACATCATTATTCATTTTTAAAAGCCTTTTCGTTTATATAATTTAATAATTCTATACCAAAGCTAATTAATTCATTAGATCTATAACTTTCTAAATAAAATGTTTCTATTGAGCGTCCCATTTTATTAGGCATATTATCATCACATTCAAATAGTGTGACTTCTAATAAATCATTACTATTTACTCCTAAGTAGAACTTGTCAGGAATATTTACAACTTCGTGTATTAGTTCTAAAGCTTCATCAGGTGTTAAATGTAAAGTTAAAGCTTTCATCTTTTTTATAAAGTCCTCATCTAATTTCTTAAACATTTTATCCATTTCTTTATCAGTTTTTGCAATATTTACCATATTAAAAATCATAAATGCAAGACATACTAAATTAATAATTAAAATCATTGTTCTCATATCTTATCCCTCCTCAATAATTTTTATTATCCATTCAATAGCTTTTTTATAATTGTTCTCATCTACATTTCGTGTAGTTAAAGCTGTATAAATGGTATTCACTTTTTTCTTTTCATTTAGATAAAGATTATTTATTGTTTTTAAATCTTTATCCTTATTTTTTAATTTTTGAACTAGAATTTTATTACTATCTTCCGCTAATTGTAATCTTGTTCTTAATTTAATAATTTCTTCTTCACTCATTATTTTCACCAGCTATTCTTTTTAGTTGTCTTTCAACCTTGAATTTATATTCGTTCATTAAATCATCTTCTTTAAAATTTAAAATATATTTTAATTGATCTAAACAAATTGAAACATCGGTTATTTCTTCATAAAAATCAGCTTTTAATTGAGGTGTTATCTCACCCTCTAATTCGTCATATTTTCTAGCCCACTTACAAATTACTTTTATAAGTTCACTCATTTCTTCAATCCATATAGGCATTTGTTTTTTTACTCCATAGTGATTAACAATTTCTATATTTTTTTTTAGTGTATTTATCAATTCTTTTTCTTCGTTCATATTATCAACCTCAACTTTCAACTAAAGTATATTTTTTATATTTATTAGCCCAACCTAATTTATTTTTGCTACTAATCCATTCATCAGTAATATTGTAATTTTCTTTTCTCAAAAGATATATTGCGTGTTGTAAATCAGTTATTCTATATATTTCATAACATTCCATAGTAGATATACTTCCATATTTCTTTAAATGATTTAACACAATATCTTTTTGACTTATCTTTCCCATTTCTAATCCTCAAAATCTAATACATCTTTCCAATAGACAATATCTAATCCACATTCACTAGCCATATCTAATATTGTTTCTATTAAGTCGTACATTTCTTTTTTATCCATTTTTGAACTTCCATAAAAACATTTATAATCATTAAAGACTTTATCTTTAACTTGTATTTTTCTAACTAGCTGTATTGCTCTAAAGCTTTCTCTTAACATTGTTTCAGCCTGTGGCTCAACTAATAGATGAGTATATTTAGCTCCAGCTCTTACCAAAGCCTCAAGGTAAATATCATAATCCTCATTTGATCTATCACCATTACGAGCTTTATCTATCTCACCTATTAGAGCCCACATATATTTATTTTGCTGTTCAGTTCTTTTATCTTTAGCTTTAGATATTACTATTGAATATAATTCGTTCTTATCTAGGTCTTGAATTAAATGTTTATAGTTTTCTCGTATAGTAAGTGTAATTTCAGTTTCAAAGTTTTCATTTTTTCCACTACGAGAATAATTACCTACAAGCTTCATATATCACCTAGAAAGGTAAATCATCGTCACTAATTTCTACTGATTCTCCAAAATCGGCAAATGGATCATTTTCCTTTACATTTTGTTCAGTTTCGGCTGGTTCATATCCGTCATATTCAGGTTCTGGTCTTTCATCTTTCGGCTTATTATTTAAAAATGTTAATTGATATACTCTTACATCAGTTGTATAGCGTGTAGTACCATCTTGGCTTTCATAACTTCCTGTGACTAATTTACCAGTAATAGCAATTAGTCCACTTTTTTTAATATACTTTGCTAAATTTTCGGCGTTAGTATCCCAAAAAATACAGCTTATCCAGTCAATATCTTTAGCTCCAGCTTCTTTTTGTTCTTTACTTATATTTCTTCTTACACCAACAGCCACTCTTACATAAGCTTTATTTGATTGTGTATATCTTAATTCCGGATCTTCCGCTAATATTCCAACTAAATTTACATTATTCATCTTCTTCATCTCCTAACATTTCTTCTAAATCTTTTAAATCTTTTGCTAAGGCTTCATTTAATCCTTTTAGTAATTCTTTTAATGCTTTTTGATGTTTTAATTTTTCATCATCTTTACTTTCTTTTGTTTTATTAACTTTTTCATCTAAACCAATTCTTATAGTTTCTTTCAACAAGCTTTTATCAACACCACTGTCTTTTATTTGACGGATTAAAAATCCTAGCAAACTTAACATTTTAGGTAATTTACCCTCTATTCCTATTCCATTATCGGTTGCTATAATTTTTGTTTTAGCTCCTTTTAATAATTTATTTAATACCTTTTCATCAATTTTATTTTCCATTTTCATATACCTCCATAAATTCATTTAATTTTTTTATTAAAACCTCTTTAGGTTTTCTTTTAACTTCTACTACTTGTCCTATATCTTTCTTAGGTAGCCAAATAGCATATAATTTATCAAATTTTTTTCCCATAGCCATTTCATAATAACTTAATTGCCAACTTAAATATTCTTCATCTAATTCAGCTGTTGTCTTAATATCACATAAACATAGTGATCCTTTTATCTTTGCTATCATATCGAAACGACCAGCGTATTTTTGTTCAAATTGAATCATTGTTTCTTGTTCTATTACATCTATTTCATATCTATTTTTAAGCTTTAAATATTGTCTTAGACTTGCTTCTTGAATATAACTTAATTCTTTAGCTTGTATCGTGACATTAAACGCTTCTTCTATAGACATTGTTTTAATGTTAGCTTCATACATTTCTATTGATTCGTGTATCGTAGTTCCATATTCAGCTTTTTTATTTAAAATTTTTCTATTAACTCCTTTATATTTATTAGGAAATATAAAATGTAATATTTCACTAACACTAGGAGTAATAACTCCATTTACTAGATAGATGTGTGGTTCATCAATAAACTCAATCATTACTCAACTTCTATTGATATTGAACTTGATACACTTAAATCTTTAGAATATTCTTCATAAATTTCAGGGCATTCTTTTTTAAATCTTGTAGAATCAAATCTCTTTGTTGTATATCCAGCTTTAATCTTTGCTGAAAAACCATCTAATATCAATTTATCTTTTCCTACTAATTCCATAGCACTTTTTAATTGAGCTTTAAAATCTTTTTCCATTAAATCCATTTCTAATTGAACTTTCTTAAAGTTTCTATATCTTTCTATAAAATCATTATCAATTACTATTTCATTATCTTTTACGATTACTAATTTATTTTCTTCCATTTTCTATTCCTCCTAATCTAAATAATTATCATCGTCTTGTGGTACTTCTACTGCTTGTTCCACTTTTGCATTTTCTTTTAATTTAATTAAATTACTTGCTTCTAATAAAGTAAGTTCAACAATTTTTACTTTTCCAATTTTTTTCATTAAAGGAATTAACTCCTCTGCTGTATATAATTTCTTAATTAGTTCTACTTGAGTTTTTTGAATTGGTAAATCTCCACCTTTTTGTTTAGTTTCAGTTTTTACCGGTGCTTTTTTTGTAGTTGCTGTTTTAGTAGTTTTAGGTTTTTCTTCTACAACATCTTCATCAATTCTTTTTGTAAATTCATCAGCTTCACTATCACTATAAATTCCTGAGTAAGCTATTTTACTATTTTTTAAAATTACTCTATCCATACATCTTTTTAAAGCCATAGCATAAGGATAATCATTTTTACAATTATCTTTACTTACCTCTCCAACTTCATAGATTCCTTGTTCAGGACAATTATAAGTAAATACTAAAGAGCCATTATAACCCTCTTTATCAAGTGTCATACATTCAGGTTTAAATTTTAATTCTTTATCTAAAACATCATTTATTTTTAAGCAACCATCGTGGCTTATAATTAATCCGCTATACATAGCCTTAGTTTTGTTAGCGTAAGTATTAACTAATATCCAAAAATCACTTGTTTCCAATATTCCTTTATATTTATCACTTTCCAATAATTCAATAGCTTTATTTCTAGCTTCTTTATACTTTGGTGTTATAAATTCTACTGGTAAAGTTTTTCCATTTATATTTTCGGTCTTTTTTTCACCGAAGTTATATGTTTTCTTCTCTTCAACTTTTTTTGTTTTGGCTGTTGCCATTTTTTAATCTCCTCCTTTAATTTTGCTATTTCATTTTTTTGACGAGTAATAACTCGATCTTTATATTCACTTTCAGTTTTCAAAACATCATAATTTAGATTTAAAGTGTTATAAGCTCTTCTTAACTTCCAATATCTACTTAATTTTTCTTCTTCCATTACTTTTAACCTATAAGTGGAGTTTCCTTTTTTTCAATTAAATTAGATTTTTTATAGCTAAGAACTTCTTTTATTATTTCTTTTGGATATTCTTTTTGTATCGAATACCAATCAACCATACTTTTTAAGTATCCAAGTCTATTTTCAGGGACTGACTTATTGTTTTCTAATATTGATAGAAAAAACTCTTTTCGTTGTTTTCTACATTCCTCATATAGCTCACTCAACACCGGAAAATATTTATTAGTTTTTCCTATTTCTTGAATTGACATATAAAAAGTTTCAACTTCTATATCCTTAAAAATTTCATACCAACTTGTTAATTCTTCATCACTTAAATCTTTTAAAAAGTAATTAGCTAACTTTTTCATTCCTTTCAAAAATTCTAATTTTGTCAAAATAATCCACTACCCTTTCTTTCAATTTCAATAGCTCTATCTATGTCACTCATAGAAATATCTTTTAGTGTTTTCTTCTTAGCTGTAATTTTTTGATTTAGGTAGCCCTCGAATTTATTACTAAACAATGTTTCAGGTCTTAAAAACTTTTCAAAATCAGTTCCTAACCATTCTTCACATTTTTTATCAATAACAATTTTAAAATCATCTAAAGTAAATCCATCTTTAATTCTAGCTTTTATAAGAGTTTGTGTTTTATCAGTAGAATACTTATAATGTGAATTACTTTTAATATTTAGATATTCAATAATTCCTTTTATTTCTTCTAAAGATATTTTTTTAACATTAACATCTACATTATCATTAACATTAACAATAACATCTTGATGTGTTTTGTTTTCGTTCTCTTTTTGATTTTCATTTGATTTTGTTTTGATTTCTTTTTGATTTTCTTTTGTTTTCATTTCGTTTTCTTCTTGATTTTCTTTTGAGTTTGTAATTGAACCACACTTACTTCTTTTTTTGCTTTTTTCTAAAGGTCTGCGTAAGTTATTAAATATCTTTGTTTGCTTATCATTTAAAGTTGGCTCAACATCTTCAAACATAAACTTTGTTATTGCTAGTAATAACTCTTGTTGTTCTCTTTCGGTTAGTAAGGTAATCAGTTCGTAGTATTCTTTATATATAGTGAATCCGTTCATCTTTTACCTCCAATCCTTTTGCTTTTTTAACCATTAAATGCTATAATCTAATAGTAAAATGTTTTGTTTTACATTTGATTTATGAGTTCTCGACCAATTCATAAATCTTTTTTTATTTATTAATTTCTTCAACAAAATAATCAACAATCTCTCCTCCTACAGCAAAAGCTATTAAAAATGTTAAAAATCCAAACCAAGTCCACCCTATATACTTTCCTGTAATCCAAGAATAGATTGTTAGCATAAATAAATCGTGAGCTACTATATATGCACATAATAGTAAAACTCCTAGTAATGCTATATTTTTCCATTTAATTTTTATTTTTTTATTTGTCCTTTTCATTCTTTAACCTCATTTCTATTTTTGTTTAAAATTACTTCTTTGATTTTCAATTCCTTTTTTACTAAATGTGTAGGTATCAAAATATCTCTTTTACTTTCAGGAATATAATAATTTTGTTCCTTAGCAATCTCCAAAAGATGATTCATAACTCTTTCAGCTTGACGCCTACCTTGTCCTAAAAGAATTGATAACTCAGTAATGTTTAAGTAAGGCTTTTCCATATTTCCACCTCTTCTTTGCTAGTCTTAGTTATTTTTTCTTATTGTTATTTATATCACTACCATATTTAGCTAATATATAGATAAGAGCAATTAAAGTGACACAAATAATTAAAGTTATTTGTACGCCTGTACTCATATTTACACCTCCTCGTTTTCATTTGACGCACCATTTTGGTGCTTCGATGGTAAAAAAATTTCGTCCATAGTTTTACCAAAATATTCACTTAATTTCACCATTTCATTAAGCTTAAATTGAACTTCACCTTTTTCCTTTTTTCGATATTGAATCGGTGTAATTCCAAGCATTTCAGCCATTTCCTTGTTTGTCAAATTCTTTTGTTCTTTTAACAAAATTAATTTTTCTTGCATTATTTCACCTCCTTAGTTTTTGTTTTGACATCTTAATGATAGCACCATATCGGTGCTTATGTCAATAACTTTTATTTAATTTGTTGAAAAAAAGTTCCATTTTGTTGCTTTTTATTTATATAAATGCTATAATTAAGTTGTTATTTAAAGAACAAATAATAAATAAACAAGGAGGCTATATATGAAAAATGAAAATGATTTAAGAAAATATGCTGGTAGCATTATTAAAAAATTAAGAGAAAGAAAAAATATGTCACAAGATGAATTAGCGGAACAATTAAATATAACTCGTCAAGCTATTTCAAGATATGAAAATGGTGATCGTGGAGTAAATCAAGATTTATTATTTCAATTAGCTTCCATTTTTAATGTTAAAATAGACGAATTTTTTCCTCCTCTAAATAACGGCTATTTAAAACAAGAAATAACTAAAGAAGAAGAGTTTGAATTATTAAAAGAAACATTAAAAAGAAAAGGTTTTTTAAATGATAATGAAGATTTAAGTGAAGAAAATTACAATCGTCTAATAGAGTTTGCTAAGGCTAATAAACCTTTTATTATGAAAGATCAAGATAACAATAAATAAGAATATCTCTTATAAGAAATATTCTATAATAAAAATTAAAGTTTTAATATCAATGTTATTTTTTTCAAGATATTCATAATAACTTTTTAACTTACTCACACTTAACCCCCTCTCAGGGCTCTATTATAAAATTAACATTTGATTATATCAAAAAAATAAATATAAATTATAAAAATTGCCTAAAATGTCAGTTTTTAGGCGTGAATTGTAAAAAAATGGATAAAAATATGCTAGTACAGATATTTTTAGATAAAAATGAAAGGAGTATAAATATGGAGGACACAATAAAAAAAGCTAAGCTTTCAGTTATTGCATTAGTTTTCAAATTATTTATTGATCTATTTGCTTGTTGTATTTTAATTGGTTTAGTTTGGTTTCCAAGAGATTTAATCAATTATTTCACAACTAAATTAGAAATAACTAATCGTAGAATCAAAGGTAAAGTTGGTTTAATAAAAACTAACGAACTTGATAGTCCATTAAACAAAATAAATAGTGTTCAAGTTAAACAAGGTCTATGTGGAAAGATATTTAATTATGGAACTATTATGATAACAACAGCTTCTTCTATGTTTGAGTTTGATTATGTAACTAACCCTAACGAATTTAAAACAATTTTAAATAATCAAATTGAAGCTTATGAAGAAAATAAAATGGATATGCAAGCCCAAAAAATAGCTAAAGCTATGAATAAATAAAATAAAAAAAAGACGCCTAGAGGTGCAACTCCAAGCGTTTAATGAAAACCCTAAGACTAGCAATCTTAAACAAAAATAACACAAGGCTATAATTGTAATTAGGTTTCCTTTTACATTATAGCACTTATTAAAACTTAGCTACGGACAGTTTTTATAAATTAAAAATTTGATATAACTATCATGTTATACCAAATTCTTCTAAAACTCTTTAAAAATGGCAACTCTAATGTTAAAATAATAATATCAAAAAAAATAAAAAGGAGTTGCCATGAATAAATTATATAACACTCAAGAGAAAATTACAAATGAAATTCGTAAATTTTTAAAAAATAACATTCAAAACTTGCGAAAAACTCAATTAAATATCATTCCAGAAATTTTATTTGGAATGATTGCTTCTGAATCTGTTGTATCTACAGATATTGCAAAATGTCTAAAAAATGAATTTTCTTATGTTCAGTTGGAATCTGTTCAAAGAAGAATTCGTAGATTTTTTAATAATGATTTATTTGATTCAGAAGCCTTTTTTAACGCTTTAATTACTTATGTTATTTCTAAATATAGTAAAAAACATAAAGACAATAGAATTCATATTACTTTTGACCATATGTTTTCTCATGATAATTATGTTACTCTCATGTTTACCATGAGAATTGGTAAACAAGGTATTCCAATTTGGTTTAAATCTTTTAAACAAGAATACATTAATAAAGAAGTTTCACTTGAAAAAGGTGGTACCATTGCCTTTAATGAAACTTTAATTATTGAAGGAATTAAGCATGTTTCTGCCTTATTTGGTGGAAAATTTGACTTAATTTTCCTAGCTGACCGATGGTTTAATTCTGAAAATATATTAAAGACAATTGCATCTTTAGGCCATACTTACTGCATAAGACTTAAGAAAAACATTAAGATTTTTTCTTATGACAAAAAGGAAGGACATAAAATCTGGAAATGGCTTTATGACTTACCATCACACAAATATCATGCTATTGTTCATAAAGATATTGAACTATATGATTCAAAATATAAAACAAATATTGTAATTAGTAAATATTTAAATACTAAAGATCCTTGGATAATTGTAACTAATAAAGATGTTGAACATGCTATTCAAAATTATTCTCATAGATTTGGTTCTATTGAATGTGTTTTTAAAAATCAAAAAAGTAATGGATTATATTTAGAAGCTATCAACAATGCAAGTGAAAAAGCCTATAATACTATGTATACTTTAGCTTGTACTGTTGTACTTTTTCTAACTATTCTTGGAGCTGATTATTCCAAAAATACTAGATGCTATAAAAATGAGAAAATAGTTACTCACAAAGTATATAAAGAAAAAGGTAAAGTTAGAATTATGTCATTATTTAAAATTGGTTTAACACTTTTTCATCGAGCCATTAATTCGACAAAATATATTCGATTGCCAATAAGATTTATTCTCTATGATATTTAATAATAAAATTTTTATGACATTTTATATTGACATTTACATCAGTAAAATCTTTTTCGAATGCAGTAAATTTAGCAATTGCATAACCATAAGTGTAAATATGTGGTTTTTCATTCTTTTAAACATCTAATTAGCAACATAGCATATCAAAAAAGAGATAAATCGTTCAACACTGGTCGAACTTTTTACCTCTTTTTTCTTAGGTTTTACCGATGTTTTTTCAAAACTGTCCGTCAATCAGTTTATTCGGATCGGGTTTACGGCTGTGCCTTCACCCGATATAAATTTTATCGAAGATGAAAGACTGAAAGACGGGCGAACCGCATTCCCATCCGAAAATTCAGCAAGGCCGTCGAAGACGTGTCCAACAGAAGCAACACCAAACGCAAAGCCCGAAGCATCGGAAGTACTCGAAATGGACCATTCGTATAAACCTGTGTATAGCCAATTATCATTTTTGGATTTTCTATAATCATTTCCATTTGAATCATTATATCCTGGTAATGTCCAATAATCTGGTGTTGCTGCATAGTAATATTCACTTACATACATTAATCCTATTTTTGATGTTACTGTTGTTGAAGCATCCTTATTTGCTCCAACTTCATAATCATATGCTGTTTTTGCATTTGATTCAAATCCATTAGTTCCAGTCATCCCACCAACGTACCAAGTTGTATCTGTTATCATATTTTTCCATTTTGTATTTTTGCCATCTAAATATGTTAAGTAATTTGTATTTAAATTTGTTGTGTTGGTTGTACTTGTACTCCATGTATTATATCCTGTTTTATTCCATTTATATGAACCTATTTTTGTTAAGTCTCCGTTTTCTTTGTAATATGAAGAAAGACTTCCATTTGCTGCTTGATATGTATTTACATATCCTTCGTTTGTTCCAAGCATATCTGTTGTTGCTCCATCTGCTAATATTAATTTTACTTTACCATCTATTACTCCTATTATTCGATATAGGTTTTCATGTGGGCATGTAGCTTCATCTGAACCAAAGCATACATAATTATTTGGGTCAGCTCCAGCAAATCTATATGAATTATCTCCTGCTCCATTTGTTAGGCTCGCATCATGATAATAAATACCATTTTCTCCTTGAGTTCCAGTATATTGTGAAATGATATAATCTTTTAATAAAATTATCTTATCTTGTTGTATCAATACCTTACCAGTTAAATTCTTATTTTGATTATCCACTTGGTTTGTATCTAAATTAATAAATGTAACAGTAAATGTCCATTCTTGATTAGTATAATTTGTACTTGATGAACTACTTATTTCATAAGCATTTGCTATTTTTACAACAGATGGTTTTGATTCTGTAATATCAAAACCCTTTACTACAGTGCCATCTGCATTTGTTGCAGAGACATATGTTAATCCATCAACACTAGTTATTTCTCCATTTGGTCCAGTAATAGAAAGTACTATCTCTGGCTTTTTGTCAGTTGTTGTATAAACATAATCATTACTTTCAATTTGAAAGTAGACATAATAGTTATATGTAGCTGTATTTTTAGTACTATTAGCTTTTAAACTTGCTGTAGCAGTAACATTATCTGTTAAGTTACCTGCCCCACTTGCAAAATTAAATTGATTTATGTTTAGTGATAAGTTTTCTTTACTTACATTAAATTTTAAATCATCCACAGTACCTGTTGTTATTGTTGTTCCCGCTTGTTTTCCTTCACCTGTTTTAGCCATAAAGTATGCAAACGTAACTCCTATTGTTAAAACTAATAAAGTTACCACCATTGTAATTAATCTTTTTTTCTTATCCATATTATCACTACCTTACTATCTAATGATACCATAAATAATTAATTTTATCAATCTAAAAAAGATTATTACATAAGTAATAATCTTTATCGAAGTTAATTAATCTTCTTTGCAATCATCGCTTCAGCATTATCCATTGCATTTAATACTTTTTTACCAGTTTTCTTTCTCGCATTTTTATCTTGATAAAGATATACACTAGCTCCAATTAAACCC